AATACTTAGCTGTCGCCTTCTAATAGAATGCCAAGCGGTAGAGCCATATAAGCCTTTACCTATATCTCGTTTACTGTGTTTAGTATGGTCTTTACCGCCATGCTCTAGGCAGTAGGTGTTCATTCGAGAACGGCTATTTTTGCACCCTAACTGAACACACTTAGTCTGTGTTGGTACTGTTGGCATTAAAGGTAAGGGTCGCCTATAAAACTATCGGGAAATAAAATAGGATGGTCAAAAGCCTCTTTCATGTGCGTTATATATTGCTTCATATCATCTATATCTTCCGATAATACGGTAGCGTTACTATGACCAAATGGTACGCCTTCACTATCATAATAAACCTCACGCATCTCATACCAAGTACCGTCTGTATCTGTAGTTTGAACGATTCGCAAGTTCCACTTCATATTGAGCCTTTATCGTAAATTAAAATGAACTACCAAAAACACCTTCAGAAACCGCTTTATTGAAGGCTTTAGCACATCTATATTTGCAACCGCAATGTGGCTCACCTTTCCAATTATCGGTATCATCCCATCGTTTACGCATAAATTCTACTAAGGTAGCCCGCATTTTCTTACATTCTTCCTTATTTACTAATCGTGTCCTACATTCAGGGCAAGCCATACTATACGTACCGCTATGCAGTTGCTTTTGCGCTTTCTGACAATATTGACAACTCGGTGTTGATGACATTTTCAATTTCCGTAATTATCTGATTACGTTCTGCTACCACTTTATCTCGCCATTTGGACTGTATGGCAAGCAATTCTTCATAATTATCCGCATTATATTTAACAAAATCATCTGCGCTATTAATTAAAAATGGCTCGTAATTAGTAATGCCTGCCTTCTTTAACGTACCTTCGCACGATACATCGAATAATAATACGCAACGACACGCTAGGCTTTCATAGTAACGATTGGCTAAATTATTGAAATGGTTATGCGTGAAAGTGTCCTCTATATAAATGGAGTATCTAAAGGCTTGTAATGCTGGATTATTCCATCCAAATTTAGCAATAGGTTTAGATTTGCATTTTATATGTAGAAATTTCTTGTGATTTTTGGTGCTGGTAGATAAATACACTTTTTCCGTAAAGTATTTTTTAAAATAAACCTCTCGGTCAGGTCGGTAAGTACCGTAATATATGAAATCATGTGTTTTTTTACCAACTGGTAGATTTTTAAACAAAAGTGGGTTTAAATTAACCGAGTATTCAGCATCAAAGCAAGCAAACTTAACAGAGCCTAGTTCATAATTACACAATAAAAATGACCTTCTACGTTTAAATATAGTGTAAGCAAAGGCGTTAGGTCTTAGGTTGTATTCGTTGGTTATCCAACCCCAAGGCGTATCCTCGTTCATTTTTTCTATGTTCTCTACTTCGTGGATAAGAGGATATTGCGTAGCGTAACTTACAAAAATAATGTCGTATTTTTTTTGGTAGCGTTTACTGTTTTCTTGGATAAATAGCAAATCTACCGTATGTCCACGAGCCTCTAATTCCGTTTTAAATGCAAGTGCATTACGCACGTGAGCATCTATAGGGTTTTTTGCTCTTGGTACGGTTTCAATTATTAGAATTGAAGCCATCGAGGATTCCTATAAAGGTTTCAAACTGGATTTTTTCGCTAGTAATACCTAAACGGCTTTTAATAATTTCCTTTTGCGCTATGTTTTCGCATTTAACTATGAAATTTACGGATTCATTAATTTCATCTATTACGTCAATGTCATGTTCAAATTCGCCTAATAAACCTTCAAGTTCCTCTCGGTTAAAACCAAATTCTTTTAGGTCAAAATTATCTTTAATATCTTCCACTTCCATTTTTAGCATCTCAAAGTCCCAGCCCGAATTTAACGCTATGCGGTTATCGGCAAGGATGTAAGCCTTTTTTTGTGATTCGCTAAGATGCTCCAGCCTAATGCAAGGTACTTTTTTTAATTCTAATTTTTTAGCCGCTAACAAACGACCATGCCCAGCAATAACGCCATCATCCGCATCAATAAGAATAGGCTGGTTAAAACCAAATTCCTTAATAGATGAAGCTATTTGCGTTACCTGTTCATCGGGGTGAGTACGTGCATTATTAATATAAGGAATTAATAGGTTGGTGTCTATTAGGACTACGTTAGGGTCTTTTTGCTTACTCATGAGGTCGCTTTAGGTAGCTTGGTTGGAGAATAAGTATAGGAATATACGGTCTTGCGACCAATCTTCCAATGCTCGTTTATAGTCGTTTCCCTCGTTACATATCGCTGTCTGTATAAATAACAAAGAGCCATTGAAACCTCGTTAGACAGTAAGCCCGATTTTTCAGTCAATTCGTGTAACGTAAGTGGTTTATTTTCTGAAATGAATAAAGCCCGTAGCGTTGTAACAGCTTTTGGACTTCTTTTTGGCGTAGTTTCCAAGATACCTCCTAAGTATTATAGAAGGTATCTTATATCATATTTACGCTGTTAGCAAGAGATTTACCGCTTGGTTTTTAATACGGTCACCGCTACCAAACCATGCATTATCCAGTCGTGTGTCGTTGCTACGGTTAGGAATAATATGGTCGTAATACTCGGTAACTGCGTTTAACATTCCCCACTTGGTAAAACCGACTAAATCAGCACCTTTACCGCTACCTTCAAACATTTCCAATATTTTAGAGTAGCCTTTGTTTTTCTCGATGTTGTATTCCTCGTTTAATAACTTAGCTTGCGGAGTCATTAGCTTGGTTAGGAATACTTTAGCTTGAGCTTGGTTAAGTTTTTGATTTTGTAAAAATTTAGCCATTTCCATAAAACTACCAAAGGCTTCCGAAACCTGACCAAGTTGAAGTTTTACCTTGTCGTGGTCGAATACCGTGGAATGAGGTACTTTTATCATAGTTTTAACTTGGTTTTGAGCCATTGTTAATGTGTTATTACATACAACTCGCACCGATGTAAAACGGGCTGTAGTTGCAAGGCTTCTATCGCATGAAGTAGATAAAAGTAGGAAACCGCCTACGCCATCGTCTTTACATACTTCACCAAACTTACCTGTTTCCGCTAATGCCCACAGTCTTTTACCGCCTCGTAAAGTACCAGCCGTATGCAATTTAAAACCAGCTTCCTGTACTAAGGAATCAAAAAACTCTAAAACTTCTGCTGGCTGTACGGGTTTATACCTATCGCTAACGATTGATAATGCTTTGTTGTTATCGGAACGATACAGCACATTTTGAGAAGGAAATGTTTGATTATTTTTGTTTGCGTTAAAAGTAACGGGGCTGGATTCTATATTCCAGTCCATACCAGCGGCTTTACGCCACGTTACCATGTCCGCACCTTCTTGTAATTCCTGACCAAGACCATGCCAAGGTGTTTCACCGACAAAAGCCATTTCGGTAAATCCGTCTGCTCGTTGTGTTAATTCGTGTGCCATTTTGTTACCTTTCGTGTTTTATATTGTTTAACTGCTGTTACTATTATAATGGAAAACCCCCGATTAAGGGGGTATTTTGATTATCAATCTTCAAATAAACTTTTACTTTCAGCAATAGCTTTTCCAGCTAATTTGTAAAATTCCTCAAAAGTATATTTTGGTTCGGCATGCTGGATAAAACCATCGTATTCCAACTGCGATTTTTCAAAATCTGATTTCCAGTCGTTGTGCTCAATATGAATACGGATAACATCAACTTCAAAATAATCGTTGTATTCGTTAAAAGCATAATTAGCCAAACTGCATAAATTTTCATAAGGAAAAGTAACTGGCACATCGGTGATTTTTATGCAATTACCGCCTTTAAATTTCCAGCGTTGAGGACATTCGCCCTCTCCATCCCAATCGTGTGCTCCGTAATTTTCTTTATTTTGGGTATCGATAACCCACATGTTGGATTTTTTAACAATCATTTTTATTTCCTTTCGTGATTTAAAAATTAAAATGCTAGGTTTTTGCAGATTTCGATGGCTTCTGCTTTAGATTTGCAGGTGCGTAAAACTTCACCGCTTTTTGCAATGTACCAAGTAACACCGCTAGGCTTTTTATAAAAGTAAAAAACGCTGGATTCCGTGGTGCTACCGATAAAACGATATGTGTAGCTACATAATCTAGTAATAATCATATAAAGCTCCTTTTCGTGGTTAAGAGAATTAATCTCTATGTATTAACTATATACTTGATAAGGTAGGTGTAAACATATTTATGTTCCGTAAGTCGTTATTCCATAAAGGTTTTTTATGAAAAGCGTTTCGGAAGGTGAGAAACATAGAAACAAAGCTACAAAAAGAAAAACCCCCTTTCGGGGGTCTTAATTAACCAAATAACTTTTTAAATCCTTCTATGCTTTTTATACATTCTTTACACTCGCATACTACAACATCCGTTTTAGCGGCTTTGCGTATTTGAGCAATGGTGTCAAATCCTCTAACATGGACTTCATCATCAAAGAATTTGAATCCAAATGGTAACCATAATAAATAATCACCTTCTACACCATCCACATCACGTTTAACATCCAATTTATATTTCATTTGATAACCTTTCGTGGTTTTTAAAGAGCATATCAATATTTCTATTGATAATTCATTATAATACTTACCAAAAATATGTGTGACATTTGATTTTCGGATGGTAAAAAACAATAAGGCGGGAGCAGGAAGCCACGAAAGGAGGGGATAAACCCTGTCATTTTATAGTGATAACGCACTGCAACCTGCCCCCAAAGCTGTTAAAACGGTATGTCGTCTGATAATTCTGATAAATCAGGTTCTTGTTGCTTTTTTACTGGTTCAATGGTGTCGGATTTTTTACCTAACATTTGAATTTTATCAGCAATAATTTTTGTAGAATAACGGTCTACACCATCTTTGGTATATTTTTCCGTTTTCATCTTTCCTTGCACAAATACTTGTGAGCCTTTGCTTAAATATTGCGCCACAACTTCTGCTAATTTGCCAAACGCAGTTACATTAATCCACTCCGTTCCTTCCTTTTCCTTGTTTTTCCAGCCGCAAGCCAAGGAAATATTAGCTACTGGGTCATTGGTAGGTGTATACCGTAACTCTACATCCTTGCCTAATCTACCGATAAACTGACATTGGTTTAAATCATTCATTTTCCGCTCCGTTTAAGTTGTCATATAAATCTTGAACTTCCTTTAAAAACTGCAATACTTCCACTTCCATTTCACGCAAGAAAACATCATCTCGCATACATCTTTTTACAAATAACCTGTTTTTTGCAGATTTAATGCGTGGGTCATAACTTACAAAATCACACCATAGCCTGTTAGTAACCCACATTTGGCATTGCATTTGCTTGTAATATTCACTTGGTACTTGGTCGGCTATCAAATAATCTAGGTGTGTGGTGCTATTTGGGCATTTAATTTCCACCAAACCATCAGAATTAACCAATCCATCAGGCGATACTCCTAGCCACTTAATCGTAGGATGTTTCCAAAAGCCCGTTTTATCCACAAATGTTTCACGTGAAACCTCGTAGGCTTGCCTTGCAAATGATTCTTGCTCATTGCCCCATTCCATTGCGGAGTTAGAAAAGGATTCTTGTCCTTGTCCTGTAAGTCTTTCAGCTACCAATCGCATCTTATATTTTCTGCGTGTAATGGATTCTGCGCCGCCTTTACCTTTAGCCATTACATCAGCCACACAGGAAGCCGATACATGACCAAGGC